AATGAGCGGAACATAAACAAACTAGCTTCTAAGATGTGACGTGTAGCCGTATTTGAGTTAAGGGCTGCAAGCTTCTGTACGCCAACTAATGCTCTTGGGTCAGGCATAGAGCCGTCACGTGCTTCGTTAAGCCCTGTGACAGAACGTAGCATATCCATGTAGTGGTTATAGTTTGCAATTAAGGTTTGTAGTTTTGACGCTCCTGAGCTTCCTGCAATAGCTTGAATAGGAACTCGGCCGTTGTTGAACTCACCGTCTTGAGTGTAGCTACGGCCAATAACACTACCCGTTTGAAAGTATAGTCGTAGTGCATCCTCGGGATTGTACGCAGCACCTGTACCAAGGTCGACTTCATTGAGACCATCTGCGTCAATGAACACACCGTCAGGAACTGTACGTGCAATAACCTGCTGCATCTTTAAGTGAGTAATTTGAATCAAGTCAGCGAATGGAATCATTCGACGAACTAATGACTCAATTACACCCTTGTACATACGAGGTGCAACAGCAACGTAGTTTGGTATAGCGTGTTGAGATGATGACTTAGGACGAACCATGTTCTCAGACATCTCCCACTTAAGTAGAATGTTTGTACCCATGACCATTACGCCTTCGTACCAAACATCAATTATTTTTTCAATCTTCTCAAACTTGCCCTCCTCCATCATATCAGTAGGTGGGTTAAACGTGTCGTCTTTTGCAATTACACGAACGCCACCGTTATCTAAGAATTTCTTCTTGTAAACAACTTTCTTGGTGGTCTTGTAGTTAAAGTATAGTAATGTGCAAGTGTCACGATAAAAGATATCATTTTGGTAGTACTGAGCCACGTTATAGTAATCGTACCAACTTTGACTGTACTTTGATATCTCATCAAGGTCTTCTCGGGTAAGCGTTTGGTCAATCTTCAAGAGCTCCGTAATAGGAACTGTCTTAATCTCACCCCAATAAAAACAATCTTTAAAGTAAGGGTCCTCAGTGTAGCTATAGACCACGTTAGCCGGGTCTACATAGGAAACCTGTACCCCTGAACCGGGAAGGAACTCGTGTTTTGCAACAGAGATACCTAATACAGTAAGGTCGTAGTCAAGTCTTTTTCGTAGGTCTAAATATTTATTCTCCTCTAAAATAGTATTGATAGCTTCTTCCTCTGCAATCTCGATAGCAGGTTTATAGTTAAGCTGCATATACAATGATAGTTCCTCATCTGTTTCAGGAAGTTCCTCGGGGTCCATAACAAATGGGTCGAATCCCGACTTTTCTTTTATCATCATTAATGGTGCTTTTGCAACCATTTGTCCCTCAAGGACATCTTGAAACTTACTTCTCTTTGATTGAGACATTGCATCTTGTGCGTAAGCCTTAACCTTAAACATACGGTCAGACATACCGTTAACGACGATGTCAACAAATTTAGGAAGGATTGGAACGGGAGTCCAATCTAGATTTAAGTATGATAGGTCTCCATCAACTGCAAGTTCATTTTTATATTTAGCAACAGATTGCTCGCCGCGGGCGTACAACCTTAAACGATGGAAATCTCTCCATTGGCTATAATATCTACATTGATTACCGTCCTTACGAAACCACTCGTATTGGATAGCTTGCCCTATTTGGATGCCAAATTCTGCAGTGTTCTTTTCTGCGTCAGAAACAAATTGACTCGGAAATGCAGTTGAGGGTACGTTTACTTTTACTTCTTTCATTTAATAAGTTGACTTATATTCCCATCATTACTATATCTTGCAAATTTAAGAGATATTTTTGATTCTTTTTTCTCAGGTATGTATAAGTGCTTCTGATTAGCCATTATAGCCAATCCCGAGCTGATAGAGGCATCGAATTTAGTCCTATCGCTAATGTCGAATCTAGCCCAATCACTAAGCGTTCTAGTGAACGGCATTGAGCCCATCTCATCGGGCTGCCTGTATATGCCCGCTGAATCCAACCCCACGTACTTCTCGATGTAGCTCTCTATTGCAGATGCATGAGACTGCTTGACATCTTCAGATGAGTTTGGTATACCACCTAACTCTCTTTCGGTAGGCGTTAACTTTGCGTAGTGCTTGTCGGGTCTGTTTATTGAGAATGGTCTATATCCCCTGTTTTTGAAGTGATAAAGCAAACGAGGTTTGTTGTTCTCTATTAAGATTGGCATACCGTAAAATACGCAGGCCATCAAAACCTCCTCAAAGAATATCTCTGCGGTTTGAGGCCTAGCAATGTACTCTAAAAAGAACTCGTTTGTAGGTCCCTCATCCATATGGAACTTAGTCATACCGTGCAATGAGCCGTTTGAGCCTCTACCTCCAACAACTGCCGATATGTCATATGGGTCACATCCAAAGCACCCCATGTGCTCATTTTCAGGATACTTCAATCCGTTCTTCTCTATTACTCTGTTCTGAAGGTGAGCAGGAGGAACCCATGACACCAAGAACCTACCATTTTTGTCAGGCGAGAATACAACCTTTGTATCTTTAATCCCATCTTTCCAATGGAAAGAACCACGTGTTAAGTAGTGCTCTGATATTAGCGCATCGTTATAGTCAATCTGCTGATATATCTTAGTTAGATTAAACAATGAAGATTTACTCTCATCTCTAAATGCGTGTGACTCAGTACGCGGGAACTGACGATAGAACTCATTAAGTGCATCGGCATCGCCCTTAAGTGAGTCAACCTCTGCTTCCCAATAGTCAATAGCTCCGTTTGTAATCCAATTTCCGTCAACACCTCTGATTTTATCAAATGGCTTTCTAAATACAGGCATACCATGGATGTCTATAAAACCTTCCATATTCCACTCCATAGGAATAAACAATGCGTAAAGGCCTGACTTGGTCTGTCCGTTGGCATTCCTTGTTGTAACCCTAGAGTCCTCATAAAGTTTTTTGTAGTTCTCACCACCCTTGCTTAGCGCATTGGACGTAGAACCCATCATGCACTTACCAATAATCTTTGAACCCAAACGCAAACACGTCTTGGTTACACGCCAATTGTTTAGGATGTTGTTTGGCTTTGTCCACTTGGCAGATTCATCGTGTGCTAAGAACTTTAACTTCTCGCCATCGTAAGAGTTCTCTTCGGTATTTTTCCAGTCAATCGTGGTGTCTAGACCCGTAATCTCGTTGTCATCCACGTCATGCATATTCTTCTTTGTAATCTTAGCTGCAGGAACGCGGTACGCAAGCTCAGTCTTTGGCTTGTCCATACCATCCATAACAGGCTTGAAGAAGAAAGGTAGGTTGCTGTTAATTGGTACAACCTTATCGGTGAACATCTTCTTGGCATCCGCTCCCGTCTTTGAGAGCATACCAACACGCGAATCCTTAGCGAGAGTTGCGATGTTTACACATTCGGATGACGACATGAATGAGAATCCCGAGCGACGTATCTTTAGGTATATCATACCAAAGCTGCGCGGGTCAGCCATGCAGGCCTCCCAAAATATAAAGAAGATACGGTTTGCTTCACGATAGTCAGGGTATCCGATGTCAATCTTAGACCACTGAAGGTACATATAATGTGACCCCGTTATATAGGTAGGCTTGCCATTGTTCATGAACCAACACCCCTGTTCACGGTAGTCAAATTCCTGTTCAATGTAATCTACCCACCTATTCTTGAACTCTGCAGGCATATCATTCCATTGGAATATGGATTGAATACGAGTGAGTTCCTTTGGCATATCCATTCTCTCCCAATACTGCTCAGATGATTTAGAGTGTCTTTGAAGACACTTTTGAGGAACCTCAGGAAGAGCAACTCTTAGACCTTGTATGTCTACTATCTCTCCAATACGACCCGTCTTTGATATAACGACCACGTCGTAGTCTTCGTTATAACCATACGTCCAAGACCTGTCGTTATTCTTTCGAGTGAACGCAGTCTTTGGTATAGCCTTCTCTACGACCTTATATAAACTACTTCCCTCCTGCACGACGTTCAGCGAATCCTTGTTTAGTATCTACCTTACTAGGGCCTTTATCTAGTATCTCCAAGTTCTCTCGTTCTAGCTCAATTCGATTTAGAATCTCAAATGCATCGAATATAGCGAGCTTCTTGGTGGCTGCTGCATTTTTTAATCTATCTGCTGAAAGCTCATCCTCGGGGTCAGGCTTAATGATTTGCTCTTTAGCTACCTTTATCAACTGCTCAACGGCCTGTTCTCCCGCTGATATAATTCTAAGCTTTATTTCTTTTACCTTGCTCATAACAGAATTTTTATGTTTTGTTCTAACATACGATACATCTTTTTATCGTTGATAGTGAACTCATATTCAGAGTCAGGTTCAAAGGAAATTAAATCACCCGAATTAATTCCTTGAGATTTTAAGTACTCACTTGGATAACGCATTGTTCCCATGAGCGGCTCTTCACTAAATGGCTTGTAAATAAATGAATCAATTGTTTCTATTGGCTCTACAAAACAAAAGCGTCCGTTAGCGACCCAATCGCCATCTTTTTTGTACATATAGAACTGCTCAAAGTCAACAAAGAATAGGTCTTCTTTAAAAAAGCTCATTCCGCTTTTTCTTCTACCGTACATATCGTTGTAGAACTTAAATACGTTGTGGTGAACGATTAGTGTATCACCCGGCTCGATTGGACCGGTATATCCTATAGGGGTTTCAATAACCTTAGCATACCTGTTAGAGAATTTGAAGTCTTCTTCTGAAGTGCTAACTATTAACTCAACTCCTCCAAAGTCCCCGGTATTGCTGTATCTCTTCCCCTCCATAGGTTTTACTATGAAGTAGAATGGGGATTTCATTAATAATTTATATTATATTCAATTGCAATAGGCATAGTGTGCGTGAACTC